TATGAGAAATGCTCCACATCTCTTAGATAGTTTGTCAACAGACAAAAACACAGATAATTACATGTCTAATCTGACTAACTTATATACGCGGCCACCTCAGGGCAGTAATCTCTGATATCTATATTTTTTACCTTATCCATTTTTTGTACAAAATTTTTAAAAAATAACCAGTTTTTTTCACTAAATTCAATATTTTTTAAATTTTCAATTGTTGAAGTCAATGCGTTAATTGCATTTTGTTTCTGTCCTAATTCAATATTTGCCTGCTGTAATTTCACAACACACTTTTCTAGTTTATAAATTATTCCTGATCTATGTTCATCAGGAATGACAGACTCATTGAGATGAGACTCAAACACAGTACCAAATGTAATTAAATTAGGCCAATCGTCAATGAATAAATCTAAAAGTTCATCTAAGTAGGTATAATTGTAAACTGATTGAGTAATGTTGACCCGCACATCAATTTTGTCATATTTAACTGTACGGCAGAAATTATTATAAACTTGATTCCAATTGGTACCAAATCTTATATATTCTGCTGGCTGACCCACTGCATCAACACTAAAAACCAAAGTCATTTTGTTTTTAATTTTTTCTAATAAATCAAAACGAATACAAGAACCATTTGTAAACAGCGTCAATTCAGCATTTGTATTTGACTGCCACCAATCTAAAAATGCCAAACAGTTTCGATCATAAAAAGGTTCACCTCCTAATAGCACCACAGATTTTATTCTATCTGCTATAGGGAGTAAAAAATCAAAATTTTGTAAAGCAAATTTTTTATCAGTATCAACCGATGAAAGTAATTGGTTGCGATGTAATTTTATTTTGGCTTGTTTGTAATATTCATTTACTCTACTACTAGCTGCAGGCCAACAGGTTTGACAAGCAAAGTTACAGACTGATCCGGGTCGTATTTCTAGTGTGATATCGTCTTTGGTGTACGCACCATATGAACTTTCGGCATTTAGTCTCATGCTGTCGGTTCTACCTTGATTTTCTTGTTGTTGGCAAGCAGCACAATTTTTTGGCCAGATATTTTGACTGAGTAAATATTTGGCTTGTTGTATATCTGAATTATTGTGCCATGTTGCTAAATTAACACGATCTAGCTGATTATTTGATTTGTAATTTTCATCAAACTGCCACGTACAACAAGGACGGATCGTTTCTTGATAGGCAATCGCTAGTCCGTGATTTAAAAATTTACATTCCATAGTTGACAATAATATTTAAGTAATATATAATAGCACACTATGAAATATTTTGCATATGGAATGAACACCAATATAGCGGAAATGGAACGCCGTTGTCCTACGGCTGTTAGTCTAGGCGCCGCCTGGATCGACAATTATGAATTTGTGTTCCGCACTCATGCTGACATTGTTGAATCTGCAGGCAGCATTTGTTATGGTGTGCTATGGGATATTTCAAAAGCCGATCTTAAAGCGTTGGATCGGCTGGAAGGCTATCCCTACTACTACAACCGATTCCGTGTGCGTGTGAATCTAGGTGATCATTTCGTGTATGCACTCACATACCAAATGACGGATCAGACTTACATTCAAGAACCCGGTCGCGGTTATTTAGAAATGGTCACTGAAGGTTACAAGCAAAATGCCGTGCCCACAGCCCAAATTGACCAGGCTATAAATATGGTATGCTTATCTCAGGATTGGACGAGTGCGGAGTACCCGTATACATGGCCTGCAACGACCAAGGACTTTGTCTAATTCGCACTAGAGACAGGCAAATGGCCCTGTTTGTTAGCCAAGCCAGCCGCGGTGTCAATTCTGAACTTAGACTCACAGTGGGCGGCGATTCCGGTACCCAGCAAGCTAATCCCCCAATTTGGCAATTTGTAAGAAAGTTAGGAAAATAGCAACATGTGTTGCTAAAATTGCAACCATTGACCATAATAGACCCATTTGCTATACTGTAGGCTAAGTTAAACAAAAGGAGCACACAATGGCTTACATGTCACAAGAGCACAAGGCAAAACTGGCACCTACTATCAAGGCTATTTGCAAAAAGTATGGCGTCAAAGCCAGCCTTAGTGTGCGTAATCACAGCACCTTGGTGCTAACGGTCAAGCAAGGCACCATTGATTTTTATACAGACTACGGCAACCCCGAAGGTGCCAGACAGTTCGGTATCCAAGTCAATCCCTACTGGTATCAAGATCATTTTGTGGGTCGTAGTAAAGAATTCTTAAGTGAAGTTATTCCGGCCATGTACGCCCCGGACTACTTTGATGAATCCGATGCACAAGTGGATTACTTCCATTGCTCGCACTATATCGATGTAGATATCGGTCGGTGGAATCAACCGTATGCACTGGTAAAATAAAGGAGATAGCGATGTATATAGCACAAGATTTTGGTTCAGTCCGTATTGTACACGATGGCTCACCGTTTGATACTGCCTTTGATGTTAAGGTTGAATGGTTAGTTGACGGTGAATGGCAATTGTATCATGGCTTTAACAGTCTCAGCGACGATTATGCTTTTACTAACAGTCGTGAAGCCGCCGGTCGTGCAATTAAAAAATTGGCAGCCCGAGCCGCAGCGGCAATTGATTAACTAAAAAATTTGACTCCGGCCTTGTAGTAATATATACTATCAAGAGCTGGACTCAGTCCAGACCATTCAAGGAGGCAATATGGCTGGACGGAATTTTTTATTTGTGCCTGGACCCACTAATGTTCCAGATCGTGTACTTAGGGCTATGGTTGTATCACAGGAAGATCATAGAAGCCCAGACTTCCCAAAAATCACAAGACAAATTACACTAGGATTGAAACGGGTATTTCGAGCCGACAACGGAATACCTTTTGTTTTTCCAAGTTCGGGTACTGGCTGTTGGGAAGCAGCACTTACCAACACACTATCACCTGGAGACCGTGTACTAGCTGCAAGGTTTGGACAGTTCAGTCACTTATGGATTGACATGTGTCAAAAGCTTGGACTAGAAGTAGACATCGTAGATTGTGAATGGGGAACTGGTGTTCCGCTAGATATCTATCGTGATAGGTTAGAAGCCGATACCAATCATCAAATCAAGGCTGTGTTAGTTTGTCACAATGAAACTGCTACAGGTGTAACCTCAGATGTAGCCGGTGTTCGCCGTGTGCTCGACGAAGCGGATCACCCTGCCTTATTGTTTGTAGATTGTGTATCAAGTCTGGCAAGCATCGATCTAAGATTTGATGAATGGAAGATTGACATGGCTGTGTCTGGATCACAAAAAGGTCTAATGCTGCCCGCCGGACTAGGTATTCTTTGTGCAAGTATGAAAGCATTAGAATTGAGGCATACAGCAAAGCTGAAAAGAAGTTATTTTGATCTTGATACCATGTTTGCAAGTAATAACACAGGTTACTACCCTTACACCCCGGCATTGAGTTTGTTGTACGGCTTGATCGAATCACTCAAGATGATTGAAGAAGAAGGTCTTGATAACATTATCCGTCGTCACCATTATTTGGCCAGCGGTGTCAGGGCCGCAGTACAACAAGGTTGGAATCTAGAACTTTGTGCAAAAAGTTCTGAATGGTATTCGGATACTGTGAGTGCTATTATGGTACCCGAAGGCATCAATGGCGCAGATGTTATTGCAAGAGCATATAAGAGATATAACTTATCACTGGGTGCAGGATTATCAAAGGTCGCAGGAAAACTATTCCGCATTGGACACTTGGGCGATATGAACGAAGTTCACCTAATGGCTGCTATTGCTGGAGCCGAAATGGCCATGTTAGATTCGGGCATACAAGTGGAACCAGGTAGCGGTGTTGCAGCAGCCAGTGAATATTGGCGTAATCAGGCATTGTTTTAATTCTACGGCTGTTGTATAATAAAGCATGAAAAAACAAACCGTTACAATGACTCCCGAAGGCGGACGCTGGTGGCGTATGCGTATCACACATTGGACCATACTAGCTGTTCTGTTTCCGCCCATCTTTACGGTACTTGTGATCTTTTTACTTAACCCACTGTGGTTCAGGGACGATCTGCTTATTTGGTTTGAAAACCGTATCAATAGCTTTAGTGTATGGCGTAACAAATTTTTATACCGCATTTATCTGGGCGCAGATCCAGAAGTTTGGCATGCGTTAAAAGATTAACAACATTGCTTGAATTGCAACTGTTGCAAAAGTTGCAACTCGTGTTGCAATAATTGCAACGGTAGACCATAATTCATTCATTTGCTATAATATTGGTATAGTAACTAATAAGGAGCGAATCAAATGCGTATTACAAAAACAACAACCATTAATGTTACACTACCCAAGTTTGAAGCAGTATGCCGTGCGATGTGGAAATCTTGGGATGGTATGTTTACTGCGGCCGAATACCGTGCTATCGGTATTGATAAAAAGGACGCAATTGAGCGAACTAAAACGGATCCTATGGTTCGTGAAAAGTTTGATACAGTCCTTGCTAAACTTGCAACCCGTAAGGATGTAAGTCAATTTCATTTTTACGCCGAGAATGTTGCTATGGATGTGCTTGGCAAATTGCCGGCCCGTCACTGGATTCGTAAAGCCAATGAAGACTTGGCAGACAAGTTTTACCCAGAAGGTTTCTAATAGAGGTAGACAGTAATTCTTGAATTCGCTATAATACTTGAATAATAACAATACATATTCAACTAACAAAGGAGCTGTTATGAGTTTTGTACGAATCAAATCCGGTGCATATCGCACCACTGATGTATCCGGCCGTGTGTTCCAACTTGTAGAACAATACAAGGCCGGCGCCAAAGGCGGCTATGTTACTGTCAAGAACGGTGGCCAATTCCCTGGCTTCCCCGAAGACATCCGTGTCAAGGTCAATGCAATGAGTGATTACGAATTTGTAGGTGCAGACCAATTTGAAGGCGAAGCTGTTGAATTGGATACTGATGTTGCTGCTGCGGTTAACGATAGTAAATCCGATGAAGAACGCATGGTTGAGATCGCCGAGCGTTTTGAGATTCTACACGAGATGACCAAGGCAGCTACCAACGGTGACATTCGTGCCATGATTGTGTCGGGTCCTCCGGGTGTGGGCAAGAGCTACGGCGTAGAGGCCGAGATTGAAAAGGCTTGTTTGTTTGATCAGATCGCCGGACGCCGACTCAGAGCCGAAGTTGTAAAAGGTTCGGCTACTGCAATTGGCTTGTATCAGGCCTTGTACAAGTATTCAGATCCCAACTGTGTGATTGTGTTTGATGATTGCGATAGTATCCTGTTGGACGATGTGTGCCTTAACTTGCTGAAAGGTGCATTGGACTCGGGCAAGAAGCGCAAGATTTCGTGGTTGAGTGACAGCCGTATCCTGCGCTCAGAAGGCATCCCGGATAGTTTTGAGTTTAAAGGTAGCGTAATCTTTATCACTAACTTGAAGTTTGATAAAATGAAGAGCCAGAAGTTGCGTGATCACTTGGATGCATTGCAGTCACGCTGCCATTATCTGGACCTTACACTAGACACCATGCGTGACAAGGTTCTGCGTATCAAGCAAATTGCTAGATCCGGTGAATTGTTTGCGGACCTTGAGTTGAGCCCTGTAGCACAGGACGAGGTTATCGACTTTATGGATGCCAACAAGAACCGGCTACGCGAAATGAGTTTGCGTATGGCAATCAAGATTGGTCAGTTGTACAAGAGTTTCCCCACCAAGTGGCAGGCTCTTGCTCAATCAACTTGCATGAAATCTGCGTAAGCAGACCACCGGGAGTTTTTGATAGCTCCTTTTACTTCCGGTACTTTGCCCCGCTTAGGTGGGGCTTTTTTTTGACTTTTCGCTTACTAAGTATTATACTTACACTATGAGAAAATTTGCCTCAGTTGAAGACTATATTGAAGTAATCAATGGTGATCGTGATGCGGTTACTGGCCGATTATACGGCTTGTTTGACAGCCGACCACCTATAATAAGCCTTGCAAGATATGATGTACAGATATTAGATAGCATGAGCCAGGCTACACAAAGTGGTCGTTCGTTAACGGACAAGCAAGCAGAACTAGCTGTCAAGATTGTGCTCAAATACCGCAAGCAATTAGAACGACAAGAAATAGATGTTTCACCGGTCGAGAATCCGCAATTTAGACTAGGTATTAGACAGATAGATCGCCGCAGGCTTCTGTACATAGAAGACAATAGCGTCGTACTCAAGTTTCCTTATGAAACTACACTGATTAATGATCTCAGAGATTTGAGCAAGATCAGTCAAGGTCGTTGGAGATTTGATGCCGACAATCGTAGTTGGGCATTGGCTATAACAGAAACCAATGTGGTAGCGGCCAACGGATTTGCACAAAATCATCAATTTGAAATAGCACCCAAGTTTGCTAGATATATAGAGGCAGTGGAAGCCTGTGAATCCATGCCATACGAGATCAAATTGATTAGGACCAACGACGGTTTAACTATTACCAATGCTGCCCGTTCGTTAATGGAAGCCGTCAACAACTGGTGCGGATTTGATATCAGCAACTTAGATTTGTTGGTTGATATGGCTCCGGTATACGGATACACCGTGGACGAACAGTTGCAGATTGATGTCACTCTCAGACACAATGCTAGAATCTGTAATCTAATGACTGCACAGGAAACCAAGTTTGCACCAAACAGCGATGCCTCAGTGTTTGAGGATGTGATTAAGTACGCAGATATTGCCAATAGATATCCCGTCTATGTGTACGAGCCGGATATGAGTAGTCGATTGTTAGACGGTTTTGTTCGAAAATATTTTGATGAAGCAGACGTATATCAAGCGCAGACTTTGAAACAACCACAGGCCTCTGTTCATAAAAAAGTTGTTTACTTTAACAAGTTCAGTGTCAGTTGGAATCAGCCTGTACCGTTATTGATTAGTGGTCAAGGTATGATGCATGGTGGTGAAAAATCTATGCTTATACAGCAGGCAGAAAAAGTTGTGTATTTTGCTACAGAAGTGTATAATGTTTATAAAAAAGGATACAAGTAGTATGCAAAAAAATCATGACTCAAAAAATTTTATTGATGAAGATTTTGACAATGTACTTGGTTATGCTGATTTACATGGAATAACTGTCAATCAAATAAGAAACAACAGGCTTAAACAATATTATAAAAGCAAAATTGATCTATATGTCAAAGATAAGATCGTAATTGATTTAGGGTCTGGCTCTGGTATTTTGAGCTACATGGCAATTTTAGGTGGAGCTAAAAAAGTAATTGCAATAGAAAAAGACAAATTCGTTAGTGGTTTTTTAAAACATTCAATTAAAAAACTAGGGTGGGATAATCAAATAGTTGTTGTAAACAAAGATTTTGTACATGATGACATTTCACCATACCTTGAAGAAGCAGATGTTTGCGTAGGAGAATTTATAACTTCAAGTTTTACTAGTAATATTTTTCCATGCGTACTTAAAAAAATTAAAGAAAATTTCCCATCACTGAAAATTATTCCAGAACAAATAAGTTACCAAACTAATATTGTAGAAAATAAATTTCTAACAAAATTTATTGAATGGGGATATGATGACAATTTAAATTCAGTATTTGATAAAATCTTTTTAGAATTATCAGTATTAGAGCCTGTCAAAATTAGAAATATTAGCTTTGAGCATCATCGTGTTTTTGATTCTAAATGCGCCATTACATATAACTTTGAAACTAATTCAATTGTAAGTAATAACATTGTTTTACCCAAAGATAAAACCAATAAGTGGTTAGAAATATATTGGAATTTTAACAACGAGATTTACGATGACTATTGGCAAAAAGAATACATACCATTGCATATAAAGTTTTTTGATGGCGTAGATCAAATAAGTCTAACACCACAACACCATTTTCATAAAATTCAAAAAGTTGGTTAGAGTAAGACTCATTTGATTATTTTATAATTAATCCATATAATTAGTAAACAAAAAAATGAAGGCAAAATTGTTAATTAAAGATGAGGTGAACGTCAAGATTGAAGGTCTTGAACTTAATACACGTACATCTTTGGTAAAGAAATACAAATACGAAATACCCGGTGCTAGATATCAGCCTAGTGTTAGACTTGGTCGCTGGGACGGTAAGGTACCCTTCTTTAATCTTGGTGGTACTACTTATATTAACTTGCTGCCGGAAATACTACCTTATTTAGATGAACAAGGATACGACGTTGAAGTAGAAGATACGAGAGATTATCGAACCACATTTGAGTTTCCTACAGTGGATGAGAATACATATCAACACAAACGATGGCCTAAAGGTCATCCTCGAGCTGGTGAGCCTATAGTATTAAGAGATTATCAACCAGAAATTATCAATAGATTCTTAACCAACCCACAGTGTGTACAAGAAGTAGCAACTGGCGCAGGTAAAACAATCGTTACAGCCGCCTTGGCTGATGCTGTAAGCGAATACGGACGTACAATTGTTATTGTACCTAACAAAAGTCTAGTAACACAGACCGAAGATGACTTTGTTAATCTAGAATTAGACACAGGTGTGTATTTTGGAGACCGTAAAGAATACGGTCGTACACATACCATCTGCACCTGGCAGAGTTTAAACAACTTGTTAAAAACAACCAAGAACGCCGAAGCAGAAATAACTATAGGTGAATTTCTAGAAGGTGTAGTAGCTGTTATAGTAGATGAAACCCATCAAGCCAAAGCCGATGCATTAAAGACGTTACTAAGCGGACCTTTTGCACAAGTGCCCATACGTTGGGGATTGACTGGTACTATACCCAAAGAAGATTATGCTAGGCAAAGTATTAACTGCATGCTAGGTCCAGTGGTAGGACAACTAAGTGCTAGCGAACTACAAGAAGCTGGACATTTGGCCCAATGCCATGTTAATGTAGTACAGCTAATAGATCATAAAGAATATACCAACTATCAGAGCGAACTGAAATATCTAATTGAAACTGCGGAAAGACTAGACTACATTGCTAGATTGATAAGTACTATTGTTGACTCAGGCAACACGCTCATACTGGTAGATCGAATAAGTGCCGGTCGGGCACTTGTAGAAAGATTGCCAGGTAGTGTGTTTGTGTCAGGAGCAACCAAAGCCGGGGAGCGCAAAGAACATTATGACGAAGTGGCAGAAGCTTCAGACAAAATCATTATCGCTACCTACGGTGTTGCTGCTGTTGGTATTAATATTCCCCGCATTTTTAATCTTGTTCTCCTTGAGCCTGGCAAGTCTTTTGTTAGAGTTATTCAGTCAATTGGGCGCGGCATTCGCAAAGCTGAAGACAAAGATTTTGTTCAAATCTGGGATATAACCAGCACCTGCAAGTTCGCAAAAAGACACCTAACAAAAAGAAAAGCTTTTTACAAAGAAGCTAACTATCCCTTCACTGTAGAAAAGGCCGAATGGGAATGAGTTTTCAAATTGAAGATAGAGGCAATGGTGTAAAGTGGGTACAAATAGATCGTACGGACATGTACGTGATAGCTCGGTGGTGTAGAGATACCGGCTGTGGCAAACAGGTTAACTTTAAACAAATAAGTTTCAAAGACGATGCAGAACTTACAATGTTTCTTATGAGATGGCAAGGAGAACAAAATTAGAATTTTGACACTAGATAACACAGCGTATGAATTGAACGAAATTCCTGACGAAGTTGAGGATTTAAGATTTGCAGTACTAGATAATTCAGATCCAAGGACGCCAGATTACTTTTACATACCGCTTATCTTTTTAGAAAGTTTTAATAGTCCGGCATTAGTTTTAAGAATAGGAAACAGCATTTTAAAAATGCCGGTAGATTGGCATGTACTAATTGGCGAACCTGATCTAGGAGATCTAGAAGTAGTGCCATTGACTAGCATTAATGATCGTGGATTTAGTGTGTTTTGTTTTAATCCTATATCAAGTTTTAAACCTGAGTTTCAATCTATTGAGATTATAGACATATATCAAGATGTTAAATGGTACTTTCCTAAACTCAAACCAGGACAATTACTAGCAGTGCCTTTAGAGACAGGCCAGCAAGAACCCTTGTGTGCTTATTTTGTAAAGGACATATCAAGACAAAGCGAGGTAGTGGACTATGGAAAATGCTGGTAGTTTAGAACCGGGTGCCACCTACATATATGAACGAGCCAACGGTGTCATATATGCAAGAAAGCTAGGAGACCCCCCGACTCAACGATTTGAAATAGGTAGAGATTATGATAGTGAATCTGTGTTTAATGATTTACAAGATGCTCGACTGTGGGGAGAAATCCATCGTGCCGCACAAACCAATACTGCTTTACAAGATGCACTAGATCGTGTTAAACTTATTCATGCGCTTAGTAAACAAGATGACTCTATACCCCATCATCCAGTATGACAGATAAACTAAACATTGCCAACGAAATGCGAGCCTTTGATAACAAGGATCGTAACTTCTATCAAGATTTAACAGATGAAGAGCGTAAAAAGTTTAGCACGTATCTTATGATCCGGTGGGGAAGTAGCGTACAAGGCAGCGCAGAACTACAACAGTACTATTTGTTGAGCTGTAATGAAAATTTCAACAAACATTTTTTTGATCTAGCTCAACATCCTGAATTACAATGGTTACTAGCAACTACAGTAAGTCCGGGCATGGGCACATTTAGACATGATTGGATCAAACAAAAGAAACGCGAAGGTTCAAGTAGCAAATCTGTAAAGTTTTTAAGACAGATTTATCCAGAATATAAAGAAGATGAATTGGAGTTGCTAGCAAAAATTAATACTGCAGATGATCTTAAACAACTAGCTAGAGAGCACGGCTGGGATGACCGAAGAATTAAAAACGAACTTTAAATGTAAATACTGTGAGCATGAGTTTAGAAAAGAAAGCACACTAGCAGCGCATTTGTGTGAACCTAAACGACGCTGGCAGCAAGAATCAGAAACAGGAGTACAATTTGGACTTAGGGCGTATCTTCAATTCTATGAAACAACACAAGGTAGTGCGCGACTTAAAAGCTATAGCGATTTCGTTGCAAGTCCGTACTACACAGCTTTTACTAAGTTCGGTAGACACTTGGTTGCTATTCGCTGTATTAATAGCACTAGCTACACAGCTTGGTTATTAAAAAATAATAAAAAAATTGATCATTGGTGCCGGGATAGTTTTTATGAAGAATGGTTAAGTGAATATATTAAAAAGGAAGCAGTCCAAGACGCACTCGAGCGTGGATTACAAACCATGGAAGAGTATGCCATTGGAGATAGCGGCCTTGCTCATTATAGCCATTATTTCAAGTACGGCAATCATAATAGGATTTGTTATCATATTACCACTGGTCGTGTTAGTCCTTGGATTATATACAATTGCGATAGCGGCGTTGAGTTTCTTGAATCTCTCAATCAGGAGCATTTGGCCCTTGTTATTACTTGGATTGATCCTGATTACTGGAATCGTAAGTTCAAGGATTACGTAGCTGATGTAGAGTGGTGTCGGCACGTATTGCAACAAGCAAAACTATGAAATTTTCAAGTGACATTGATATTGACGTAGCAGATAGAGACAAGGCATTGGCCATGTTAACACATACCAATGCATCTATCTTACGCGATGACAAAATATCGCGTCACAACACAGGTGTTTATTTTACAGAAATACCCCGAGATCCTTTTACTGGTCAGGCCAGCTTGGATTATCAACAAGCAGAAGAACTAGGTTACATCAAAGTTGACGTCCTTAATGTAGGGTTATATCGACAGGTAAAGTCCGAGCAGCATTTGCAAGAATTAATGAATCAAGAACCTGAGTGGGATAGACTATATGATCCAAAATTTTGTGCTAAACTAATTCATATAGGCTCACATTATGATACCTTAATCAAGATGCCAGAAGCAGTCAATTCAATCGCCAGACTTGCTATGTTCTTGGCTGTAATCCGTCCTGCCAAGCGTCATTTGATTGGCCGAACTTGGCGAGAAGTTAGTGAAACTGTATGGGAACGACCTACAGATGACAGTTACTATTTTAAGAAAAGTCACTCAGTTGGATATGCACATCTTGTTGCAGTCAACATGAATCTGCTTAGCCAAGCTTACGCACAAGAGTAATTGATCTCCGCTTGCTGCGTTTGGCAGCAATTTCTTTTAGGCTCACTTGCGGGCCAAATTTGATTTCCACATCTTTTGAATTCATAGTTTTTACCACTGTTCTAAAAGGATGCCATTCGGTTTTTAGAAACACATTGATAGGTATCAACCTATTACTTTCCCACCACCAAGTTTCTGCTAGCTCTAAGAATTGTTGTTTTTGTTCAAGAGTTCTCAATGCACCGTAATCGTAAATGGTAGTAATTACTTCGTCAAGATTCTGGATTACTCCAATGTATTCGTTGCCACCGTACACAAGGTAGGTTAAGAATGGGTATTTTTTAAGTAACTGCTGGTAATTGGGTTCATCCATTTTTCAATAAATACAAGATAATGCAAATTCTAGCTTATTTATATCCAAATACAGTCACGGTCCAATTATGGGATCAAAGTATTTTCACACCAAGGAACAGAGTCGTGTACAGCCGCCCTATCAAAATTTACCAAGGTATTGACAACACCCTACAAGTTGTCGCGCTCAACCAAGATCAAAAACCCGTTGATCTTACTGGATACAGTTTAGAAGCCGAAATTCAAGACCCACTTAATGAAGTGACTGCCTATAATTATGCAGTGACGTTTACAGATCAAGCCAAAGGACGCGGAACTTTTACTGTGGCACAAGCAGATGTAAACAGTCTAGATCAGAGATTTTATAAACTTACACTGAAAGCAGTGGAAACAGCAACAGGCAATGAGCGTGTGGTTTATGTGGATGCCAATTGGACTGCACCATTGGATCTAGAAGTATTACCAGCCTATTATGCCGATACCAGTCCGGCGCCTAACTTGAATGAGGTCGTTATTGACAGTGGACTACTACCATGACAGCTAATGTAAATGTAACAAAAGTTTTATTTAAAAGAGGCAATACTGTACAAAATGCAGCCTACACTGGCATTAACGGTGAAATTACTGTAGACACACAGGCCAAGACGCTGAGAATACACGATGGTGTAACTACCGGCGGCAATGTTATAGTGGCAGGCGGTGTGGTAGGATCGTATAGCAATACCAATGCAGCAGCATACATTCCAACAGATCCAACTATAACAAGTATACAGGCCAATGTGGCCGCAGCCAACGCTGCCATAAGTGCTATCACCGGAATAGATACCAGTTTGCTAGCCAATGCTGCCACACAGCAAACACAGATCAATTTATTAAATGCCAATGTGACAGCAGCAAATGCATTGATACCAAATTTATTAGCAGTGTCGGGTAACATTCTTCCTGCTGCCAATGTGACCTATAGCCTGGGCAGTGAACAGTTTCAATGGCGAGACCTCTGGGTCAGCAACAACACCATTTACATTGGCAACACACCCATTCGTGTAGATGGCAGCACCTTGTTGGTCAACGGCGCACCTGTGAGTAGTGGGTCAACATATGGAAATGCCAATGTGGCTGCATATCTACTTGGTAATATAACCACAGGCAACATCAAGTCAGGAAATTTAGCAGCTATTGGTGATATTGTAACCAATGTCAGGCATTGGGAATCAGCTGGAGCTAATCTATACATTTGGTTTGATGCTGCAAGCAAACCTGATGTAGTAGCCATTGGTGCATTTGGTAACATAGCAGGGTGGACTGTGAGTGTGAGTGACGGAAACAGCGCCACAGTAACAGCTACCAATCCTGCAGGATATTTCAGTATCAGTACCGATGTAGGACTAACAGGTTCTGGCAACTTGACATTTACCAGTCCTGGCTATCAAGGTGAAACACCTGCCCCGATGACCATAAGTTCCGGGCCGAACACCTGGACCTTTGGTACAGATGGTAATCTAACATTACCAGGCGGTGGCAGCATTGACGGTTCTGATTATGATGTTGATATCACAGCAGGCAATGATGGTGTCAGCACTTTTGGTCATATCAGTTTCACAGCAAATGGTCCCAATGGACTTAATTCATTCACTTATAACTCTCTTGGAGAAATAACTGTTGTCACTGCGGGTGCCAACGATGGTCTTATCAAATGGGTAGGTAACTCGTCAGGAGATGGCAATGGTTATACAACCATGGTCATGGTACCTGACACCACAAGAGAAGGCACCGATCAGTATATTATTATTGACCCCACAGGTGGAGAGCCCGGACACATACATATCCGTGCCGGCGGCACACAGGATTCAAGTGCAGCCGATCTATATTTAGGTGGTGAATTGACCGCAGTACGAGTCAGTGACACTTCGGGTATAGTAACTGTCAGGACGACCAACATAGGTGATCCCAACATAACCATGGACTGGAGTTTCCAGCCAGACGGTAATTTATACTTTCCTGGAATAGGAAACAATAGAATAGGTGAAAGCGAACCCGGGTTAGTTGTAAGCAGTGACAATTCTGTAGTTTTACAATCTAACAATACTGGTGTAAGTAAAGAATTGCTATTTGGCACCAACGGTGATTTGACTGTTCCAGGCTATGTAAAATTTGAAGGAAATACATACATAGGCGACGAACCTGGCAGCGAAAGCCCTGTTTTTAGAATTGTAGCACCTTTGGGGTATGGTGCTACTATTGAAACTGACAGCGACATAGAAGGCAACAGTTGGACCTGGACCTTTGGAGTCGACGGTACTCTTGGTGCACCGGGCGACATTACAGCCGTGAATTTTATTGGTGATGGTAGTCAACTCACTGGACTACCCGATGGCACAGCCATCACTAACGGCACCAGCACAATTGACATACCCACTGCTGGCAGTAACATCTATGTAGGTGTTGACAATGTTGGCAGCACAGAATTTACTGTAAACGGTATCAACACATTGAACTTGGTCTCACTAGGTAATGTATCGGCTACAAAATTTACATTTGCAAATGGTGTTAATATTTTAAGCACAGTTGGTGCAGCCGCAGGTAATATTTCTGTTGGTGACGGTAGAATCAATTTCGTGGCCAGCAGTTCAGGCGACGGCAACGGTTTCTCAACTATTGAAATCAGACCCGATGATGTTTATACCAGCAATCAAAACTATTTGATCATTGACCCAACAGCGCCCAATCACATTCATATCCGTGCCGGAGGTGAGCAGGACAACAGTCAAGCTGAATTATATATTGGCGGCGAAAACAGTTACTTCAAGGTCAACAATGGCACCAATCCGGATGTAAGCATCGCCGCCAACAGTTATGTTTGGACTTACAGCACAGATGGTAATGTAACATTTCCAAGCGGTGGTAGTATTATTTTTGATTCTAGTGCTACAAGTGTGATTGATGGAATATCTTCCATAACTTTTGCCGATGCCACAACTCAGACCACAGCTTGGACTGGCACAGTGGATTTTGGTAATACCATTGCCATTGGTTACAACAGTGCAACAGTTTCTCAAGGTGGTGGGGCTGTGGCTATTGGATCTACAGCGGGTAATATTAGTCAAGGAATAGGTGCTGTTGCAGTGGGTGAAGCCGCAGGTACATCAAGTCAAGGCACAGAAGGCATTGCCATTGGTAAAACAGCTGGTGAACAAAGCCAAGGTGCTTATTCAATAGCTATTGGGTCGGCCGCTGCATACTATCAACAAAGAACCGGTGCAATTGCAATTGGTACCAGTGCTGGCGCATTACAACAGGGCAATCATGCTATAGCAATCGGTACCGGCGCCGGCAGTGCCCTACAAGGCAACAACAGCATCATCTTGAATGCCACTGGTTCTGCACTCGAACAAACCACAGACAACACATTCACCGTCAAGCCCATACGCAATGCGTCAGGTAGCAATGTATTGTACTATAATGCCACTACAGGCGAGATAACCTACGACACAGCAAGTGGTGGTACATATGGCAATACAGAAGTGGCCGCATACCTACCAACATACACAGGTAATGTTGGCGCCGGTAATGTAAATGTCGCTAGCACAGTTTATGCAGCCAACATTGTTACATCAGGTACCAGTGGTAACATCTCGGGCGTGAATGTAATCAGTGCCAACACTTTTGTATTTGCAGCCAATGGTGTGAACATTCTTTCCGCTGCGGTCGGCGGCACATACGGTAACACAGAAGTTGCTGCCTACCTACTAACTTGGCCCAACATTGATTCGAACATACTAGACGCTACTTCGGCCAATATTACTACTCTAAGAACAGCCAACTTTAACAGTGCCAATGCAGTTATCAGCGGCGGCTATATCAGTGCATTGACCAACGCCAGCATAACTACCGCTACTATAACGACATTAAACAGCACTGGCGGCAATGTCACAACATTACGAGTAAACAATTTTGGCACTGCCAACGCAGTGATTACTGGTGGATATATAAATTCACTGGCCAACTTGTCTGCTACTACTGCGGTGTTTACAAACTTTTCAACCGGTAATGCAGTTATAAATGGCGGGTACATCAGTTCATTGACTAACGCAAGTATAACAACATCTGTGGTCACAAACTTCAGTACTGCTAATGCTGTAATTACTGGGGGTTACGCATCTGGACTAGCCAATGTAACCGCCACTGGCAATGTTACAGCCGGTAACTTGATTGGTTACGGTAGTAACACCAACATTGTTGCTGGTGCATACACAAGCACATTTGACAATGTGGGTAATGTGATATTACCTAATGCCTATGTGTCAGGTAATACCACTGTAATGGGCATTGCTCCTGGTTATGCACCTAACCGACCGGCATTTCGTGTGTACGGTAACGGTGCAGTACCAATTTGGCATAATACAGCCAATGTAAATCTAAAAGGATCTGCAATCACGGTTGACCATAATCAAGGCAACTATTTTGATAGCACAACCGGTAAATTTACCGCTCCAGTGTCGGGCTTGTATATGACAACCTTGCAAGCCAGGGTCGGTGACAACAATGGGCTGAATCAAATTGCAGTTCTTAAAAACGGCAACAATAGCGGATCAAACGTAGCTTGCTTCTGGGAAACAGATACCAATACTGGGACTGCAACGCACTTTGGGACCAGTGGTGTCGTTGTACTTGCTGCCGGTGACTTTTTAAGTGCAAATATTTTAGCCGGTAATATCAATTTTGACGGTAACGATTCATGGACTGTGACATACCTGGGATAAGCAAATGATCATATCTGGTGCTACAATATCTGGTATAGACATCTACGATGAAAAGCCATTGTATGAATTTGTCACATGGACATTTACCAATGGCAACAGCTTGGGGCGCACCGGTCCTACTGTTAGCAATTTAAGAATTCTGTACAACACAACAGGTAATACCTGGATTAACAACAACGACTATTTCAATGCAGTAAACGGTGTACAATATTGGACTGTGCCTAGAACAGGAACATATACTATTACTGCTCGCGGTGCCCAAGGTGCGCCTGCCACAGCAACTGGTGGTGGTCGCGGTGCCATCATGCAAGGTGATTTTTCGTTACGGCAAGGACAGAAACTGCAGATCCTTGTTGGACAAGAAGGTCGTCCACCTACTACTGCGGCCAGTTATGGTAACTCTAGTGCAGGCGGCGGTGGCTCATTTGTTGTACTCAACAGCGGTGCAGTCTCCACAGTAGCCAACGTCGATTTGTTGTTGGTAGCAGGCGGCGGCGGTGGAACTGGTAATGTGATGCTTTCTAACAGTTCAGCCAATGCCAGTGTTGGTCTAACAGGTAGAGGGGCCTGGCTCAGTGTAGCGGGCGGTAACCCGGGTATGGGCGGGGCATCGGGCAGCTCAACTGACAGTGGTGCTGGTGCCGGCTTCTGGGGTAACGGTGCTGGATCTACTGCGGGGGGTATAGCATACAGGTTTGGTGGCAATGGCGGAGTAGTCAATGCCAGTTATTCGCCCGTTGGTGGTGGCTTCGGCGGCGGTGGCAGTGTGACCCAAGGATTATATGCTAGATACTCTGGCGGTGGTGGGTACTCAGGAGGTGGTGCTTCTAACAGTATTGTTGGAATAGCACCGAATCCCCCAGCCAACAACTGGCCTTATTTTGGCGGCGGTGGCGGCAGTTATAACATTGGCTCCAACCAAATCAACCTGGGTAATGCATCGGGCAACTTTGGCAATGGGTCAGTCACAATAACTTTTTTAACAGCGGCATAATATGGCTATCACTATAGGCAGCGGGATACAAATTGGCGGCGGTATTGGTATAGATCTTACGCAGTCTATACCATTCGAAAATCCAACACAAAGCACAGGATCCGCGGTTTCTGTGGTAGCACAGAGTCCGTTTGCGGGCGGAGGCAACAGTTATCAATTCAGTAGTTCTACGAATAGTTGGATCAGCTTTCCTGCCAGCGATGACTGGGCAGTTGGCACAGGCGATTTTACTATAGAGTGGTTTGGTTATCAAACCAGTACCAGTCAATTCCAAAGAGTATTCAGTGTGGGTGATTTCCCCAATATTAAAATTGGAGTCAGTATAGAATCTTCGACATTCTACTATTGGGCAAACAACAGTTTTCGATATAGTTCTAGCAGTAGCACAGTGGTCAACACTTGGTACCATTGGGCAGTGGTTAGACAAAGTGGTACTACCTATGTTTATAGAGATGGCACATTACGTGGAAGCAGTTTTGCAGATACAAATAACATAACAGAAAATGCAATTGATTTGTATATTGGTAATACAAACACTCCTGCTACCAATGCGGCTTGGGTAGGCTATATTACCAATTTCCGTTGGGTAAAAGGCCTGGCAGTATACACAGGTAATTTTACCAAACCCACATCTGCTTTGACAGCGACCGCTGCTGCCAATCCGTATGGTGGTTCAAATACTGCCGCAATTGAATCAGGATTTACAAAGTTATTGTTAGTGCCTTGATAACTAATAATAACAAGGAAACATTTTGTTCTATATAATTATCACTCTTGTTCTCACGCACATCACAATTGCTTGTGTAACACTTTACCTACATCGCAGTCAAGCACACAGAGCAGTTACATTTCATCCTGTGGTAGAACATTTCATGCGTTTTTGGTTATGGTTAACTACGGGCATGGTTACTAAACAATGGGTGGCAGTACATAGAAAACATCATAGATTCTGCGAATTAGAAGGTGATCCCCATAGCCCAGTTCAATTTGGCATATGGCGAGTATTATCTAAAGGAGCCTTGTTATACAATGACGCAAGTAAAGATAAAGAGATGGTTAACACATATGGCCGTGGTACTCCTGATGATTGGATTGAGCGCCATGTATACACGCCTCACAGTAGACTTGGCATTGGCCTTTGCCTTGTGCTCAATGTCATCGTCTTTGGCGGTGTTGGTGCCATAATATGGACAGTACAAATGTTATGGATTCCGTTTTGGGCGGCCGGAGTTATTAATGGTGTAGGCCACTGGTGGGGCTACCGCAATGGCAGCACTCAAGATCAAAGTCGTAACATTGTGCCTTTTGGAATTATCATCGGTGGCGAAGAATTACATAACAATCATCACCTAGATCCAGCAAGTGCCAAATTAAGTTCACAATGGTTTGAATTTGATATTGGATGGTTATACATCAGACTTTTACAATCATTAAGATTGGCCTCTGTTAAAAAATAGTATACAATAATAATATGTTAGACTCCGTCCAGCAAACAGTTTTGCAATTACTGCCTGCCCGTCGTAAAACGGGACAGAACGGCTGGACCAGTTTCAATGCTCCTTGTTGCGTACACAACGGAGAGACAGCAGACGCCAGAGGCAGAGGTGGCGTAAAAACAAACGCAGGACAGATCTCGTATCATTGTTTTAACTGTGGATATACCGCTAGCTTTATACCCGGCCGTCATTTAACTTTCAAGTTTAGAAAATTGTTAGCATGGTTAGGTGCAGATGATCTAACTGTACGCAGACTTGTAATTGAAGCGGTAAGACTGCGAGAATTGGTTGCACCAGAAGAACTTGCACAGGTTCCTGAAGAAGAGATCAAGTATGAAGCAAGAACAATGCCTGAAGGTGCAGTCAGTATTGATGAATGGACTACTTATCTGGCCATGCAAGGCGACGATTATGTAGTACCTGATCGTGTGGTAAGGGGTGTTCATTATGTTAATCATAGACAAATAGATATCAACAAATACCAATTTTTTTTAACAGACAATGAAGCCTATAATCTACATCGAAGAATTATAATACCTTATTATTATAAAAATCAAATAGTAGGTTACACAGCAAGAACATGGGAGCCAGATGTTAAACCCAAATATTGGTCAAGTCATCCGGCTGATTTTGTTTTCAACTTAGATCAACAACAACCAGACTGGAAATTTGTCATTGTGTGC